GGTTCCACATAGCGACAGGGGCCACAACGTCAGTTCCCGCGCAGTCAATGTGTTTTCCTCCGCAGGTCGCCTGATTGGCCCCGTCGTATTCAAAGGTGCGGGCCTCACCCCCGCAGAACGGACAAGCCTTCAGTTTCTCAGTCATGGCTCTTGCCTTTCTGGTTGAGGGCGGCTCGGGCGAGGTCGTATTCAATGCTGTCAAAGCCCGGCAGGATGCGTTCAGCCATCGCGGTCGGAGACGGCTCGTCGGGGAAGTTCAGGCGCATATCGAGGTCGTCAGCCAAGAGCGCGCCCTCAAGGCGGCACAGATACTCCGCCGCCTCTCGCAAAGCCCGGCGCTGCTCTTGGTATGCTTTCAGGAGGGCGCGGAGGTCCGGCCACGGAGCAGGGTCGCTTGCCGACACCTCAAGCCGCGCTACAACCGCCCCCATATCAGTGGGGAGTTCGTAGCGTTGCCGGAGAGCGGCTCTCATCACAGGAACGACAGGGGATGCGAGGTTGTTGGATGCGAACTTTGCAGCCTGCGCCATTTCCTCTTGCGAGACGTGCCGCCAAGCCTCCCCCTCTGGTGCAGGGGTGCGGCGGGCGGGGATGCGAAACGGTTCGGACGCTTGGTCCTCAAAACAGGAGCCGTTTCGTTTTCCAAACCACTGGAACAGGTCGGTTTCATCGTATTGAAGCAGGCGAAGGTATGTCCAGTCGCGCGTCTTTGGCTTTTGGTTGTAAGCCAATCGCTCCAAATCGGGGACGTGTGTTCGGAGCGCCGATACCGGGTGATCTCTCTCGCTCATCGTTCATCACCTTTCTGGCTGAGGGTGGTGCGGGCGGTCATAAAGGCGTCGTAGCGCGGCCCGACACCAAGAAGCAGCCGTGCCCGTTCGTCAGACCATGTTCGCCAGTCGCGCGCGAACTCGGCGTCCATCAATGCCTCCAAAGCCCGCCCCCGCTCTTGGTATGCGAGCAGGAGGGCGCGGATCACATCAACGCGAAAATAGGCATTGCGAAATGGCGTAGTGCCGCCGTGAGCGTCAACTTCAACAAGCCGTGCGCTGACAACCGCCTCCATATCGTCGGGGAGTTCGGTCATGATGCTTCTCCTGTGGCTTTGGCGATGGCGGCGCGGATGAGAGCCGCCGTCGCGTTTGCCCCCTCAGCCTCAGCGACATAAAGGCCCGCTCGGCAGGCCTCCAAAAGATCAGGGGCGGAGGCAATAAGGCGGGCGTTGGCGGCATCGGTCGCGGCGTCATAGGTGGCCAACCACATATTCTCGTAGCTGGCTTGTGCGATGACTTGCCTGCCGCCGGGGGCGAACAAATCAAACCTAGTGTCGCCCGGCTTGTATCCCGGCCCAAACTCCCAAGGCCCCGGCGTATGCGTCGCCCCCATCACAACCACCACAAGCTGATAACCCCGGCCAGCACGGCCAGAATGATGAGGCTGCGAGGACGAAGAACCTCGGCCACGGCGCGGAGCCACATCGGAGGCTCGTCGGAGGGGCGGAAGTCCCAGCCGCGCGATGAACCGTGGTCAGTCATCATGGCCGCGACGCGGCGGTGGTCACGGGGGTCTTGCATGTCGATCATTGTCTCAGTCCTTTTCGGTGTCGGCTTGTCCCGACGGGCTCTCTCTCTATACCCGGCCCAGGCGTTGTACAAGCATTTTCTCACATGCATATTTTTCACAACCAAACGCTTGACACCTATTTCGGACAGGCCTAGAGAGGGTGGGCAGCCGGGACAAGCCGCTGCGGCAGAAGGACAAGAGACATGGCTACCACCACCGTCACGTTTGAGGGGCGCGAGTTCCCGGCCCGCAACCTCGACAACGGGCTGTACGAAGTCCGCTACACTTTCAACGGCCCGAAGGGCTGGGAGGGCGGGTATATTCGCGGCCGCGGCCTCGACCGCCTGCTGGTCCTCTTGGGCTACCAGCGCGCCGCCGCAGGTGCCGAGCTGAACCCCGTGGAGTTCGGCTGATGCCCAGCATCGACGACATCATCTCCTACGAGCAAGGCGAGATGGAAGAGGACCAGATGGTTGACTTCTTCCAGAACCTGATCGACACAGGGGCCGCCTGGTCCCTCCAGGGCCACTACGGCCGAACCGCAGCCAGCCTGATCTCCGCGGGCATCTGCACCCAATAAGGACAGAGACCATGACCGACTTCTCCAAGCGCATTGCCTTCCTGATCCTGCCGCTGCGGGACAACGACGGCAACCGCCTCACCGAAACCCACGCCGCCCTGCGCGGGGATATCCTCGACAACTTCGGCGGCTACACCCAGACCCTCGTGACCGGCGCTTGGCGCAACGGGGACGGCGAGATCGTCAACGACGACAGCCTGAAGTACGAGATCGCCATGACCACCGGCGCTGGCGACGGTCGGGTGCTGGTGCAGATCGCGGCCGAAGCCTGCCGTCGGGCCCGCCAGGCCTGCGTCATGATCCAGCTGGCCGGTGGCGTGGTCCACTTCATCAACGCAGAAGGGGACATGCTCTGATGCGCGACGCTCTCTTCACGCTGGCCATGCTCGTGGTCTTCCTGGCCAACCTCCTGTCTATGGGCGAGTGGTATCGCTTCGCCTCCGACAGGAACTTGAGCACCGAACTCTTCTCGGGCGTCCTCTTCGCCATCCTGGTGGCGGGCGTGTGCCTCGAGGTCGCCCTGGCCGTCTGGTGGCTCGCATGACCCGCGTTCAGCTCAAGGGCATGACGACGCGCGGGCTGATCGAGTTCGCCCGTCTCGCCCACCTCAACTTGATGAAGCCTGACGGCGACCTCATCCTCGAACTGGCCGAGCGCCTCGACGACGTCTATCCCTTCGACGCCGACGAGCAACCCCAGAACGTCTACAACGACTTTGAAAAGGAAACCATGCTGTGAACATCACTCTCGACATCAAATGCCCCGAGCTGGCCGAGGCCATCAACAACCTGGCCGCCGCCATGTCGATCCGCTCGGTCAACCAAGAGCTGAAGCGCGACATCGTCAAGCCTGCCGTGAAGGCTCTGGTGGAGGCCACCCCGGTCGAGGCCCAGGTGAAGGCCATCCTCAAAGGCAAGCCGCCGGTCGACGAGGCCGTGCCGAGCGAGCTGGGGGCCCCCGCGGTCGACTACACCCAGGTCAAGGCCGCAGTGCTGAAGGTCTCCCAGGAGAAGGGCCGCGCCGCCGCCGTCGAGCTGCTCGGTGAGTTCGACGCCAAGGTCGGTGGCGATCTGACCGAGGAACAGTGGGGCCCCTTCCTGGCTCGTGCCGCCGAGGTGCTGGGCTGATGCGTAGGGGCATGTCCAGCCCTTCGGGCGGCGCGCTGATCTTCGGCGCTGACCTGGTGGTGCCGGGCGTGCCCCAGCCCGCCAAACGAGACCCCTCCCTCCCCCGCAACGTCAAGGCGGTGCGGGTGGGGGAGGCGGACCTTCTGCTCACCCGGGGCGAGCGCAAGCGCGTGCTGCGCAGATTGCTGGTTATGAAAGCGCAAAGAGGAGACATCGAAACATGAACGACACCACCGCCAGCAAGGCCCACGCCCGCCTGTCGCCGTCCGGCGCTCACCGCTGGATGGCCTGCCCCGGCTCCCTCAAGATGGAAGAGCCCTTCCCCGACACCTCCTCGGTCTACGCCGATGAGGGCACCGCCGCCCACCAGCTGATGGAATGGTGCCTGACCTCTGGCCAGGACGCCTCTGCCTACGCCGGTCGGCTGATCGAGATCGAGGAGAGCGGGCGCAAGTTCGAGGTCGACGAGGACATGGTCCTCGGCGTCCAGGGCTACTGCGACTACGTCCGTGGCCTGGGCGGCGAGCTGATGGTGGAGCAGGTCGTCGACCTGTCCCCCATCCTCGCCCAGCCCGACGCCTACGGCACAGCCGACACCATCGTGATCGTCGGCACCACCCTCCACGTCATCGACCTCAAATACGGCCGCAACTACGTCGCCGCCGAGGACAACAAACAGCTCATGCTCTACGGCCTGGGCGCTCTGGACCTGGCCTCGCTGGCCTACGACATCAAGCGCGTGGTGCTGACGATCTACCAGCCCAAGGTCTCGATGGAGCCGAGCACCTACGAGATCAACGTCGAAGACCTGCTCGAGTTCGCCTCCGAGGCGCGGATCGGAGCAGCACATGCCGTCTACCAGCTCAACGGTGGCCGCAAGCCCGAGCTGAACCCGGGCGCGAGCCAGTGCCAGTGGTGCAAGGCCAAGGCCGTCTGCCCGGCGCTGGCCGCCGAGACCACCGCCGTGGTGACCACCGCCGCCAGCGCCGACGACTTCGTCGACCTGACCACCGAGACCCTACCCGCCGCCCTGGCCGAAGTGCCGGGCGACGTGCTCGCGGAGGCGCTGGCCAAGGTCGACCTGATGGAGATGTTCTGCCTCGCCGTCCGCGCCGAGACCGAGCGCCGCCTCGTCGCGGGTGTCGAGGTGCCGGGCTTCAAGCTGGTCGAAGGCAAACGCGGCCACAGGAAGTGGATCAACCCCGAAGAGGCAGAGCTGCAGCTGCGCTCCATGCGGCTCAAGGTCGAGGAGATGTTCGAGCTGAAACTCATCTCCCCCACCACGGCCGAGAAGCTCGCCAAGGCAGGCACCATTGGCCCTCGCCAGTGGAAGAAGCTGCAGGAGCAATACGCGCAGAGCCAGGGCAAACCCTCGGTGGCCCCGGCCTCCGACAAACGCCCCGCTCTCACCGTCGCGGCTACGGCCGACGACTTTGCCCTCATCGAGGAGCCGCTGGCGTGACCTGGTTCGACTTCGTCCTCACCGCACTGGCCCTCTACGGCTGCTACAAGCTGATGCTCGACATCGTCGACACCCTCTGGCCGGTGCGCTAACCCCATGTCTCGGCTGATTGGAAAGCTGCCCGCCGCGGCCGAGGCTCTTCTGAAAGAGGCGGCAAATACCGGCTTGCCTGGGTCTTTGATCCGGCGCATAGCTATAGATCGTGCCTACGAGACCATCGCTAAATCCCATCCTGAAATGCTGAAGAGAGATACGAATATGAAAGTCAACTTCCTCGCCCGCTGCGCCTTCATCAACGTCTTCGAGGCCACGGCCATCGACGGCGGCGACCCGGCGTTCAACGGCAAGTTCATCGTCGACCCGGCCGACAAGGCCACGGTTAAGAAGCTCGACGAGGCCATGCTGGCCGTGGCCAAGGAGAAGTGGGGGGCCAAGGCCCAACAGGTCTTCGACAACCTGGTCAAGACCGGCAAGAAGCCGGAGGTCGGCTTCGTCAAGGAGCCCTACAAGAACAAGGACGGCGGTGCCTACGACGGCTTCGAGGACATGTTCTACGTCACGGCCAAGTCGTCGACCCGCCCGCTGCTGATCGACCGGGACAAGACCCCCCTGGTTCAGTCCGACGGCCGCCCCTACTCGGGCTGCAAGGCGATCATCCAGGTCGAGTTCTGGGCGCAGGACAACAAGTGGGGCCGCGGCATCCGTGCCCAGCTCAAGGGCCTGCAGTTCCACAGCGACGGCGACGCCTTCTCGGGCGGCGCACCGGCCTCGGCCGACGACTTCGACGACATCGCCGACGGTGTTGACGCGGGAGACCTCGCCTGATGGAAAGCGAACACTCCGAAGAGTGCCTGGAGCGCCAGCACAGAGACAACGTCGGCTACCTCGCGGGCCACGCGCTGGCGGGCATCCTCGCCAACGACACGATCAACAGCCGTCTCACGTTCCACCAAGTCGTGGGACTGGCCGCCAACTACGCCGAAGCCCTCGCCAAGCGGCTTGACAACCCGTCCCAGGCCGGGGTCTAACAGGAGAAGGGGTGGTCCTCCCGGGCCACCCCCGATCTGCTAGAAGGACAAGAGACGTGCAACAGAAACCCTCTGCCCCGCGCTCCTTTTTCAAGGAGCGTCACATCAACGAAATCAGCCAGGGCACGGAGCCCTCCTTCCAGGGCGAGGTGCCGGTGTTCGACCGCGCGTCGCACAACCCCGCCCCCCGCTCCCGACACTCGGACAGCTACGGCTTTCGGGCCCGCACCGGCATCAAGCCCGGCACGCCCCTCCCTCCCGAGGCCACGGGCGATCCGCACCCCGACAGGCTGGCCCGCGCCGAGGCGCTGCGACTGGCGCTGGCCCAGAAGGACAACCGCTACCGGATCGAAGGCTCCGAGGATCGCCCCGACAGCGAACCGAAGCCCCGGGGCCCGCAGTCCAAGACCCCCGACATCGTGGTGCCCCGCAGCTATTACATCGACATCCCCGCCGCCAGCGCCTACGTCGAAGGCCGCCGTGGTGAGGACGTGCTCTACTTCATGACCATCTCCGAGGCGGCGCGTTGCATGACCGGCGAGAGCCGTGACGTGTGGCGCAACGCCGTGAAGAACGCGGCCGACGGCACGGTCAAGGGAGCCTTCGGCTGGACCTGGACGCGGCTGCGCAGCCGCAGAGGGAAGAACCGTTGACCACCTTTTTTGGCGATACGGAAACCTACTGCGAAACGCCCCTCGCCCACGGCCTGCACCGCTACGCAGAGAAGGTCGAGATCACGGTCCTGGCCTGGGCTATTGACGAAGGCCCAGTCGAGGTCATCGACTGCACCAGGCCCGGCTGGGAGGACAAGGTCAAGGTGGCCCTGGCCGCCGCCGACGCCGCCGACGAGCAGGTCTGGCAGAACTCTGCCTTCGACCGCACCGTCCTGCGCCACGCATGGGGCTACGAGATGCCGGTCGAGAAGGTCGTGGACACGATGGTCCAGGCCCTCGCCCACGGCCTTCCCGGCTCCCTCGACAAGCTGTGCTCGGTGTTGGGCGTGCCGACCGACCTTGCCAAGGACAAGGCGGGCAAGCAGCTGGTCCAGCTCTTCTGCAAACCCAGGCCCCAGAGTTCCAAGGTCAGGCGCGCGACGCGCGAGACCCACCCCGTTGAGTGGCAGCGGTTCCTCGACTACGCGGGGTCCGACATCCTGTCGATGCGCGAGGTGCGCAAGCGCCTGCCCAAGTGGAACTACCCCGGGAACCAGCGCGAGCGTGACCTGTGGGTGCTCGACCAGAAGATCAACGACAGGGGCGTGGCCGTCGACCTGGCCCTGGCAGAGGCCGCCGTGCGCGCCACGGACCTGGCCAAGAAGGGGCTGAAGGCGAAGACCCAGGAGCTGACCGGCTTCGACCCGGAGACGGGGCAGGGGCTCGAGAGCACCACCCAGCGCGACGCCTTCCTGAAGTACCTGCTCGGCGAGTTCGGCGTCGACCTGCCCGACATGCAGAAGGGCACGCTCGAGCGGCGACTGGCCGACGAGAACCTGCCAGAGCCGGTTAAACACCTGCTCCGCATCAGGCTCATGGCCACGGTGTCGTCGACCGCCAAGTACAAGACGCTCCTGCGGGGGACGTCGAGCGACGGGCGGCTGCGCGGCACGCTGCAGTTCTGTGGCGCTGCGCGCACCGGCCGCTGGGCTGGCCGCCTCTTCCAGCCCCAGAACCTGATGCGCCCGACGCTGAAGCAACAGGCCATCCTCGACGCCATCGAAGCCTTCCTCGCGGACTGCGCGGACCTGGTCTACGACAACGTCATGAACACCGCCGCCAACTGCACGCGCGGCGCGCTGACCGTCGGGCCCGGCAAGAAGATGGTGTCCTCCGACCTGGCCAACATCGAAGGCCGGTTCCTGGCCTGGCTGGCAGGCGAAGAGTGGAAGCTCCGCGCGTTCAGGGACTACGACGCAGGCACCGGCCCCGACCTCTACTACGTCGGCGCGTCCGAGGTGCTGAACATACCTATCGACCAGGTCACGGCCGACCAACGCCAGGCGCAGGGCAAGGTGCCCGAGCTGGCCTGCGGTTACCAAGGTGCCGTCGGCGCGTTCCAGGCGATGGCCCGCATCTACGGGCTGGAGATGTCCGACGCCCGGGCGCTCGAGATCGTGAAGGCCTGGCGCAAGAAGAACAAGCACATCGTCGAGCTGTGGTACGAGACCGAGCGCGCCGCGATCCGCGCCGCAGAGCAACCGGGCCTGCGGGTCGAGGCGGCCGGTGGCAAGCTCGTCTTCCAACGCGACGGCAGCTGGCTGCGCATGCGCCTCCCCTCTGGCCGTTGCCTCTGCTACCCCGGCGTCGCCGTCGAGGAGGGCAAGCTGACGTACATGGGTGTCAACCAGTACACCCGGAAATGGGAGCGGCTGCACACCTACGGCGGCAAGCTGATCGAGAACGCCACGCAGGGCGGGGCTCGCGACGTGCTGGCGCACAACATGGCCGAGGCCGAGGCGGCCGGGTTCCCTATTATTTTAACTTGTCACGACGAGCTGGTCACGGAGCCTATTGACAGTGACCAGTTTACGGTTGATCGTCTCTCCTCAATAATGACCACGGTCCCCCCGTGGGCACAAGGCCTGCCTCTGGCAGCGGCTGGTTGGGAAGGCGCTAGATACCAAAAATGAGAGAACAGTGGCGCAAGATCGAAGGCTGGGAAGGTGACTATTACGAGGTCAGCGACCGTGGCCGAGTGCGCTCGAAGGACCGATACGTCGCTGCCGGGAAGGGCGGGCTCGGGGAGGCGATCCGGCGCGGGCGCATTCTCCAACCAGCCGTCAAGGGCAACGGCTACCACGTCGTCACCTTGGCGGGAGAAGGCAAACGCCAGCAGCATACGATCCACGATCTGGTGCTCGCTACCTTCGTCGGCCCAAAACCTGACGGGCAGGTCGCGCGCCACTTGAACGACCGGAAGGGCGATAACCGACTGGCCAATCTCTGCTACGGAACGCACAAGGACAATGCGGCAGATAGCATCGTGAACGACGTCAGACCGAGAGGTTCGCGCCACGGCATGGCGAAGCTGACCGAGAACGACGTGCGTAACATTCGCGCCCTAAAACTCGACCACATCACGGTGGCCACGCTTTACAACGTCCACCCTGCGCACGTCTGGGGCATCCGCACCCGGCGAACATGGAAGCACATCTGATGCGTGAGAGCACAGTCGAGATGCACCTGCGCAAGAAGGCGACAGCCGCCGGGGCGCTGGTCAGGAAGATGGTCTGGCCGGGGCACCGCGGCGCGCCGGATCGGTTGGTGATCTGGCCTCAAGGCCCCCAGCAGTACGGCGTTCCGCTCATCGCCGCGAAGGTTCATTTCGTCGAGCTGAAGGCCCCCGGCAAGAAGCCCGATCCGCATCAGGAGCGGGAGCACGCCAAGCTGCGCAGCCTGGGCTGCGCGGTCTTCACCCTCGACAGCATCGAGGCAGTCGACGATTACATTGAGGAGAGGACACAGTGAACCCTTACCACCAAATCCGAGAGCGCCGCGCCCCGAAGCCGACGGGCGGCAGCATCGCCCACAAAACCTGGACCGCCGCAGAGTTGGCCCGGGCCATACGCCACCGGCGTGCCGGTCGCAGCGCGGCGTACATCGCCGGGATACTGGGCCGCACCCGCAACTCGGTCATCGGCGCGTTGCGCCGGGCAGGTGAGCCAGGCGTGCTGAATAACCAGTTCCCCGATCCTTGGGGCCTGCGCCTTGTCCCGTGAGTACGTCCCCAGGCCCTGGCAACCGGCTATGATCGACCACGCCTGCGAGGTCGTGCGCGCCGGTCAGTGGGCGGGGATGGGCACGGGCAAGACCTCGGCCACGTTGGCCGCCCTCGACCTGCTCCACCTCTGCGGCGAGGTCACGCGACCGGCGCTGGTCATCGCGCCGAAGCGGGTGGCCGAGCACACCTGGCCCGACGAGGTCAAGAAGTGGGACTTCTGCGCGGGGTGGCAGGTCGACACGATCCTCGGCACGCCTGCCGAACGGCTGGCAGCTCTCGGCCGTGTGCGAAGGGGCGGCTCGCCTCTGGCCACGATCAACTACGAGAACCTGCCGTGGCTGCTCGAGAAGCTCGACGGCGACTGGCCCTTCGGCATGGTGATCGCCGACGAGAGCACCAAGCTGAAGAGCTTCCGTGGCGGCTTCCGCACGCACCCGACCACCGGCAAGACCTATTACCAGGGCGGCGGCTCGACCAGGGCCAGGGCCCTAGGGCGCGTCGCCCACCGCACGCCGCGCTGGATCAACCTGACGGGCACGCCGTCGCCGAACGGGCTGCAAGACCTCTGGGGCCAGGGCTGGTTTCTCGACGCTGGCCAGCGTCTGGGCCGCACGTTCGAGAGCTTCAAGGAGCGGTGGTTCCAGAAGTCGTTCGACGGCTTCAGCATCGACCCGCTGCCCTTCGCGCAGGAGCAGATCGAGACGGCGATCCGCGACATCTGCCTGACCACCGAGGTCGACGTGGAGGATCACGTCAAGAACGTGATTTACGTCGAGCTGCCAGCTAAGGCCCGGGCGCAGTACCGCGAGATGGAGCGCAAGATGTGGACCGAGATCAAGGCGGTCGGCATCGAGGCGGCGAACGCCGCGGCGCGCACGGGCAAATGCGGGCAGCTGGCGTCGGGCGCGGTTTACGACAACGAGGAAGAAAGGAAGTGGCATGAGGTTCATGACGTCAAGCTGGTGGCCCTGGGGAGCATCATCGAGGAAGCGGCCGGTGCTCCCGTGCTTGTCGCCTACAACTGGCGGCACGATCTCGAACGGCTCCAGCGCACCTTCCCCAACGGCATCGACCTGTCGACGCCAGTTGGCTTGCGCCGCGCTAAGGCAGGCGAGGGCCGAGTTTGGTTTGCGCACCCGGCCTCTCTGGGCCACGGGGTAGACGGGCTGCAGGAGCACAGCCACGAGCTGGCGTTCTTCTCGCTCGATTGGAACCTCGAAGAGCACGACCAGATCATCGAGCGCGTGGGCCCCATGCGCCAACAGCAGGCCGGAAAGAACCGGCGCGTATTCGTCCACTACCTTGTCGCCGCGGGGACTGTGGACGAACTGAAACTAGAGCGGCTCAACACCAAGAGGAGCGTCCAGCAGATCATGCTCGACGCCATGAAGAGGAACACATGACCGACGACGCATACTTCGACGCCAGCCCCGACGTGCTGAACGACAACGCGCAGGGCCGCCTGCGCGGCATCATTGAGCGCCTCGAGCGTCTCGACGAGGACAAGGCCGCCGTGATGGCCGACATGAAGGAGGTCTTCGCCGAGGCCAAGGGCGAGGGCTATGACGTGAAGACCCTGCGCAAGGTGCTTCGCATCAGCAAGATGGACAAGGCCAAGCGCCAAGAGGAAGAGGCGATCCTCGATCTCTATCTGTCAGCTTTGGGTTTGATCTAGCACCGATCTGTGTTAGGTTAGCCGCTGACCTCACAGCCTCCCGGGAGACGGGGCCGTGGGATGAGTGGCGCGCGATCAAGCGCGTGTCACGCCCAAAGCTCCGGCCGCTGGTTACTTGTCCTTCCCAGCGGCCGGAGCTTTTTGCTTTAGAGCACCCGGATCAGTTTGTTCACGATGATCGTCGGCTGCACGTTCTGGCTCGCGCCTGCGCCCGTGTCGGCCAGGGTGATACCCGTGGTGGCCGAGCCGCTGTTGTACGACGTGACGGTTTCACCGCCGCCGGCACCTGTCGCGGTCGAGCCCGAACTGGTGACGTCGCTCGACGAGGGCGGCGAGATTAGGTGGGTGTGGCCCGGGTCGGTGACCGTGTGCGTGTGTGCGTGCAGCCGCTCGTCACCGCCCGAAGCGCCGAGCACGTCACCGTCGATACCCGACACCGCGGCGGTCAGGCGGTTGGCCGAGGTGCCCCCCATGTCGTCCCGGCCAGCGCCTGGTCGGCCCCGGTAGTCGGGCAGGTTGAAGGTCGTCGTGCTGTCCCCCGAACCGTAAGTGGTCCCGAGGCGGGCAAACAGCGTGGCGTAGGTCGAGCGGCTGACCGCTTGCCCGTAAGGGAAGACCCACGTCACGCCCTGCACGACAGCCGGTTCGGCGGTGCCTGCGTAGTCGATCACCGTTCCGATGGGGCAGATGATGTTGGCCAGCGCCAGGACTTCAGCGGCGGTCGGGTAGTCCTCGGCGAGCAGGGACTGAGGGACGAAGGTGGTCATGGTCTCGTTCTTTCAGCGGGCCCAGAAGGCATACCAAGGGGCGTTGACGGCACGGTAGGCACGCTGGTCTCGCGCCTCGCACAGCTTGATGACGGCGAGGCCGTCCTTCTTGTCGCGCTCCGACTGCGTGAGGCGGCCGGTCTCGTCGAGGGCGTAGTTGCGCCAGTCGTCCAGCGGCACGCCGCTGTCGGCGAGGGTAGCGTGGCCGACGACGTTGCCCAAGATGGCCTCGCCGAAGACCGAGCAGCCTTCAGCAGGCGCTGATACCCTGGAGCTTGCACAGCTGGTAGCGAGCAACGCGCTCGCGGTCAGCAGGATCAGCTTGGCGTACCGCATCTTGGGCCTCCTGTACCTGGGTCCGGGTGGCGGCGTCGGCCGCCGCGTTGTTGACGGTGATCTCAAAGGTCTCGCTTGCCGTCGCGGTGCGCGCGTCGGCGATGGTGGCTTGGTCCTTGGCCTGGTCCGCAGAGGTGCATGCCCCGCGCCACGAGAGCAGGGACAGCACGGCGACGACAACGGCCGCCAGGATCAGCCAGGTGCGGAGGGGGAAGGGGTTCTTCATGGGTAGCGCCTCCGGTCCAGCTCGAAGTGGGGACCGTCGCGCAGGCTCTTCCAGTCGCCGCCCCAGATGATCGGCACGTTCAGTTCCTTGGACGCCCGCTTGAAAGCCTCCGCGATGCGCGGGTAGAGGGGCCAGTCCCAGCGCACTTTGCCGCCGACCAGGGCCGCGACATCGACCGCATGGCCCGTGATGTGGCGGCTGTTCAGGGTCTTGGACGCACCTTCGTTGAACAGCTCCTGCTGCCGGGCGCGGGTCCGCAGACCCTCGGTGATCATGAAGTCGAGGGGGCTGTAGGACAGGGCCAGGTGGGCGACCTTGACCAGGTCAGGGTGAACGCCTTTCAGGCGGGAGAGGGACCGGGAACCGAAGACGTTGCTCATGGCTTTTTCCAGCTTGCGACGATGCGGGCGAGGTCGGCGGCCGACGCGCCGCCCATGTAGAGGAGGGCGAAGAAGGCCTGCGAACCGATCAGGGCCAGGGCCACGTCGCGCAGCGGCCCACCCTCGCTGAGCTTCCAGATGATGCCGACCAGCAGGATCGTGGTCGACACGACGTAGCCGATGGTGACCCAGCGACGCCAGTGGAACGAGGGTTCGGGGAGGGGGTCTTGGTTGTCGGTCATTCTCCCTCCTTCTTCTCGATCCGGTCTAGCTGTTCCTTCATGGCCTGGGTGCGCTCGTCCAGGCGCGCCAGCGTCCCGTCGGCGAGAGGGCCGACGATGCGCTCGAGGCTGGCCACGCGCTGGTTGATGCCGCCGCCCCAAAAGATGAGCACGGCGATCTGGAGGCCAAGCGTCAGTATGACGCCGATCATGGCCCAGTTCAGTTTGCGGGCGTCAGAGTGGAGGGTCATCTACTTGACTACCCGTATTTTTGCGGTGGCCGACGCAAGATCAACCGGGTCGGCTCCCCCGAGGTTGTGGGCGAAATACTTCACGGTGTTGGCGGCGCTCACCCACGAGTGGATGACGACACCGGCCAGGTCGACGGACAAAGAGGCTTGGGTCAGGTCGCCCAAAGCCGCGCCCGTCACGGTCAGCGTTTGGATCGCGCCAGACCCACCGAGGGCGAGAGAGGCGGCGTCGAAGGTCGCGGTGCCTTCCAGCATGGCGCGGTCGGCCAGCTCGACCCAAGTGCCGGTTTGCGTGTAGAAGTGGCGGCCGTAGTTTTCCACGATGATTTCGCGCGGCAGCTCGTTCCATAACGTCTGCTCCCCCGTGCCCGTGACGATGCGCGCGTAGCCCGTCACCGGCAGACCGCTCGGGCCGCTAGTAACCGTCGCCCCCGCCAGCTCCACCACGAAATCGTTGCCCGGCTTGATCGTCGCGAAGCTGATGTCCCAGTTTACGAAATGCGTGTAGAAGTTTTCGTTCTCGCGGAACGTATAGTCGGTCAGCTTGGCAATCGTCGTGCCCGACAACTGGTTGAACACTCGGTTGTTGCTGACAACCGTCAGCGTGTTTTTGTTGTTGTAGGCGTGGATGGCGAGCTTTGCTGAAAGGTCCGTGCCGTCGTGGCCTGTGTACCCGATCAGCATCAGGTTGGTCTGGACAGTACAGTTTGCCACGGTGATCGAGAGTTTGGTGCTCGCCAGCTTGACTTGGTCGGCCTGGAACTCGACAAAAGACCGGGACAGAGCCGTCGTCACCAAACCGTCTACGCCGAGGACGCGGACGTTGTCGATGAGGACTGTCGAGCTGGGCGAGTTGGCACCCAGGACTGTGAGGAAGAACCTCGGGAAATCGACCGTCGTGCGGACCTCGACGTCGCGGATGGTGGTGAAGCGCGCGGTGTCAGGGTTGGTCAGCTGCGAAGCGAATACGGAGTAGCTGGCCCCAACCGCCACGTCGATGTTGATGCGGCAGTTTTCAACGTAAAGCTCGCCGCACTGCGCGTCGATCTCCAGACCGCCCGAGATTGTTCCGACGCCACCCCGGTCGAACACGCAGTTGATGGCTTCCGTACGCCGCGTCTGGGTCTTGCAGCTGCGGCCCCTGTTGCCTGTGAAGGTGCAGTTGACAAAGCGAGCGAGCGGCCCGACGGGCACCCCGCCTCCGCCCAGCGGGCCGAAGATCGCGGCTCCGTCTGCATCTTGGAGGGCGTTCTGGACGTTGAGGAAGGACGAGTTTGTGACCTCGACAGCCACGCGCGCCTGCGAAACCCGCAGACCTTTGCAATCGCCCGTTGCGTCCAGGCTGGCGTCGCGCGTCGCCCCGTCCGTCGCCAGATCGTCCAGGGAGTACCGGGCGAATGGGCCCGAGATGTCGATGGCGTAGGCGACCCCGTTGGACCCAGCGGGCCCGTAGACGTTCGTGACCCGCACACCCCGCACATGGCACTCACCGGCAATCGCCGACGAGCCGGAGGCACAACCGAGCGAGAGGGCGCGCTGTATTTTACTGTTGGCCACGATGGTCAGGGAGCCGCCTGTCTGGCCGATGTAGTTCTTGGTCGCCGCCGTGCTGAACACGCCGAGGAAGTATTCGGTCGCCGCCGCCGACGCGTCGTAGGTGATCGTCACATCACCTTCAAACCGGAGATTGTAGGCCGCGTTTGCCATCGTAATGTTCGGGGCGATTTCTCCGTTAACGTCGTACGAGCCGCGCAGAACCAAGGGCCGCTTGGTCAACGCCATGAAGTGGACCGCAGCCTTCATCGCGGCCGTCGTCTCGGTCGTCGTGGTCATTGGCCCGAACATTTCGGGGCGCGTGACCGGCTCTACGATCAACCAATAACCGCCGTTGGTGGCGTCCGTGGAGCCGTCTGGCATAATGCGGTCGGTCGAGCGTTGGTAGGACGCCGCTGGGTAGCCCGCGGAAACAATCGTCGCGTAGGATGTGCGGGCGTAGGTTGCGCCGCCACCGTCGCTCTCGGCGGCATAACCCCGCGTGGCGATTTGCTTGATGGCCGCCGCGACCGTGGCCCCGGCGAGAGATGCGCGCGAGGCGTAGGAGGGCACGTTGACGCCGGAGACACCGGCGGCGTCGGAGGCGTAGCCTTGCGCCAGATCGCGGGCCAGCTCCACGGCGGCCACGTCTATGATCGGAATGGCGCGGGTGTAGCGCACCTGGATGCGCGTGCCGGTCGGGGGCGCGACCGCGAAGGTGAGCGTGGTGCCGACCCAAGTAAAGTCTTCGCCGCCGACCTGGACCACGCCGCTGATCGACACAGACAAGTTGGCCAGCACGGCCGGGCCGTGGGTCAAAGTGAAGTTGGTCTGCGTTCCGTTGCCTGTGAACAAGTCGATGTAGGCGTCGGCGTAGGCGGCGACGGTGGCGAGGTCCGTGGGGTCGAAGTTGGTAAACCCGGTCGCGCCACTGTTCCACGCGATGAGCTGATTGGCCACAGGGTCGGGGAGGGTGGGGCTGGCGGAAGAGCTGATCGGCAGCTTCAACGAGCGGCCGACCTGTTCGATCAGCTGCTGCGCGATGATGGTGATCTTGTCGAAGGCGTCGTTGATGACGCTTGGGTAGAAGCCGCCGTTGTTCGTCAGCACCAGGGGTTGGAGCGCCTCAACATCGGAGGTGATTGTCAGCCTCTCGCCGGTCGGCAGAGCCGTGGTGCGCGTCACCGTGCCGCCGGGATCGTTGTTTTGGTTCGAGTTGAGCGCGACCGTGTAGTCGGTGTCGAGCACCAGGTCGCTCTCGATCCCGAGGGCGTTGGTGCGGACGACGCGCAGATCGGCGGCGGTGAAGACCTTGAACGCGAACGGGAAAACCGTCGTCGCGTCATTGCCGAGAAACGGCCCGGCCTTGCGGGTGCTCGAGGATATGGCCAAGATTAAAAGCTCCGAAGGACGGGCGCGATCCTAGAGGCGAGGCCGGGCCTTAGACATACCGAAAAGGTCACTGCATCCTGCTCTCTGGCGAGGGCGCTCCGGTGATGACGCCGCGCGCTGCGTCCAGCGGGCCGGTCGGCTCGATGTCGCCTTGCGCGACGCCGACGCCGTAGCCCAGGGGCTTGGCCAGCGCGCCGATGGGCGTGCCGGTCAGGACGCCGAGCAGGTTCAGGGCGTCGCGCGTGTCGGCGCGGTTGAAGCTCTCGCCGTCGACCAAGCTCTGGTAGACCTCGGCCGGGGTGCCCAGGCCGCTCTCGATCACCGACACCGCGGGCGACATCGAGATGCGGTCGTCGTAGGGCAGCTTCGTGAACGCGCCCAGCGCGGCGTTGGCGGCCTGGCCCACGACCGGCACGGCGGCCAGAGCGAACTTGGCCTGCGACGAGAAGAACCAAGCGAACAGGTCGTCGAGATAGCCGTCGCCCTCTTCGTCTTCCCACCCGCCGCGCAGCGCCTTGGCGATGGCGTCGCCGAGCAGGGCGGGGACCGCGAAGCCCATCAGGTAGACGTAGAACAGGCGGCCCATGCCCTTCTTGAGACCGGCGTCACGGGCGACCAGCTGCACCTCGGTGGCGTTCAGGTTCGCCATCATGTTGAAGTAGCCAGCGAACTGCGTGAAGACGCGGATGAACGCCGGGCCCGTCTCGAAGCGCGAGACATCCTCCGGGGCCATCGTGCCCTGGGTCTCGCGGATCACGCTGTCGGCGAAGCGCGCGGCGTCGCGGTCGCTCTCGCCCTTTCCCGAGGCCTGGTTGAAGGCCGCGGTCCAGCTGATGACGTCCATGACGTTCTGCAGCGCCGACTGCATGAAGTAGGCGTTGCGCTGCAGGAAGGCCACGGCCTCGTCCGTCTTCGACGGGTCCAGCTTGGTGAGTTGCGCGATGGTCTGGCGCGCCTCGAAGATGTCCGAGGACATGCGGTTGGCCAGGAAGACCGACTGGCTGGCGGCGGCTTCGGCGACGCCCTTGGGGTCGCGGACGTAGCGCCACAGAGCGTCGCCCAGGATCGGGGCGTCGACACGCAGCAGCACGTTCGAGAAGCCGGTGACCTGCTGCGCCGTGTTCACGACGTTGGCGAACATCAGTTGCATGCCGACGCGGCTGCGCACGGCGCTGAAGAAGCGGTCGGCTGCCTTACCGGCGCGGCCCTTGGACGGGGTCTCGACCAGCTGCTTGGCGGCGCGCTGCAGCCAAGGCAGCAGCAGGTCGGTCTGGGCCGTCGGGTCGTAGGCCTGCAGCTTCTGGGAGAAGCCCCGGTCTTTCAGGATGCGGGCGACGTCGCGGACGGGCGGGCCCAGGTGCGTGAACTTCAGCACCTTGTCGATGTGCATCGGCAGCAGGCGCAGGTCCAACGCCAGCTCGCGGGTGTAGTCCTCGACGCGCGACTTGGTGAAGCCGTTCGAGGCCGCCGGGAACATGGCGCTGTCGCCGCCTTCGATGGCCTCCTGCTCGGCGCGCAGAGCGGCGTCCTGAACCAGGAAGCCGTCCGTCATCGCAGGGACGTAGCCGCCGCGCAGCTGGCCGAAAGGGGTGTCGACCGGGTCGGCGCTGACCTCGTCGAAGTACCGGCCGTAGATTGCGCGGTGAGCTTTCTGCGCGCCGGGCTTGGTCTCTTCGAGCAAGTCCCACACGGCTTGGACAAAGGTCCAGTCCTTCTGGGTCAGCACGCCCTCGGTGTGCAGGCGGTCGACGAACGACTGCCAGCGGGTGTCGTCGAGCGAGCCGTCAGCGTTCTTCTTGCCCCAGTTCCTGCCGAGCAGGAGCTTGGACTTGTTCGAGCCGTTGCCGGTGTGCAGCAGGGCATGGAACAGTTCGGACTTGCCGCCGAAGGTGTAGCCGATCTCGGGGGCCTTGATGTCGACCGGCTTCAGCTCGTCGCGCATGCCGTCGAGCAGCTCGCGGAAGCGGCGGATGTAGACGCCGCTCTCGGCGCGGTAGGCGTCGGCGGCGACCGAGATCGGGTTCCAGATATATTTGCGGAACGGCCCCGAGTTCGCACCGTCCGTACCCCGGGCCCAGCTCTCCACGCGGCGCAGCGCGGCGCGAGCGCCGAGCAGGTCACGGACGCGGTTGTCGCGATCCGTCGGCGCGCGGTCGACGCCAGCCTGGGCGGGGATGCCGATCTCGTCGAGGCGCAGGCCCAGCTCGGTGGTGACCACTTCGCGGTCCATGAGCTTGCCGTCGATCTCGATCTGTTTGGTGCGGCGCGACAGAGCCCAGAGCTGGTTGACGGTGTCGCGCAGCGCGGTGAACTGTTCGTAGGTCAGGTCGACGATGGGCTTGGCGTCGCCCCTGGCACCGTTCACGAAGGGCTCGATGTCGGCGTAGAGCGTCGGGTCGTACTGCGACAGGGCGCGCATGTAGCCCGCCGGGTCGTTCTTGACGCGGCCGACGCCGTAGGAGGACAGCACCGCGCGTGCGGCGTTGACCAGGTCCATGTTGCGCGACTTCGAGATGCTGTCGTCCTTGGCGCTCACGATCCGCGTGAACAACCGCATCGTCTTCTCGACGTCTTTCTGCGCCTGCTGGACTGCGCGGCCGGTGTGCAGGTTGACGAGCTGGTTGCGTTTGGCCGTGGCGAAGCCGGGCAGGTCGTCGCCCTTGAGCGCCTTCTCGGCGGCCTTGGCGGCGCGGCCTTGGGCGGCGAGGTACTGCGCCGGGCGCAGACGCTTCAGCTCGAGCCGGTTGACGACCGAGGCCGCGAACTCCTTGGCGGCGCTGTTCAGGATCGACTTCTTGCCGATGGCCTTGTCGGCCATCGCCATCTCGGCGGCGACGAACTTGGCCCGGGCCTCGTTGGCGACGGCCTCGTTGGCGGCGCGCTCGATGGACTGCGCGTCGGACAGGTCGCCGTAACGCTCGAGCATGCGCTGGTCGGTCAGGCCCTTGATCTTGTCGGCGCTGTCTTCGCCGTTGACCATGTCTTCGATCAGGGCCTGGCCGTTGGTGTAGCCGAACATGCTGGCGACGGCGTCGGGGTGCAGGCCGTCGGTGCTGACCTCCCCGTACTTGCCGCCACGGCGCAGGCCGGTCCAGGTGCCCTCGTCGCCGTAGAGCGACTTGAGGGTGGCCAGGTCCAGCTTCGCTGCACCTTCGACCGGCTCGCCGTTCTCGCCCAGGCCGCGGCGCAGGAAAGCGCGGGCCCGGTTGACGGGCTCGGCCATGACTTCGGCGGTGACCTCGGCGCGGACAGCCTTGCGCTGCTCTTCGCCTTCGCGCTGCAGCGACCGCAGGTAGCGGTCCTTGGCACCGGAGGCCCAGCGCATGTCACGCGCGCTGCGCTGCTCGAGCTGCTCGATGGCTTCGGCCGTGGCGTCGCCTGCCAGCCGCTGGTACTCTTCCCACTCGTCGTCGCTGGCGAACTCGGGCTTGTTGGTGAAGGCTGGCGTCAGGCCACGGGCCTGTTCCATCTCGGTGATCTCGGCCTCGGTGGCCAGCATCCGGTCCATGACCTGACGGACCTCGTCGGTCAGCTCGACGTCGAGGGCGGTCAGGGATTTGTAGACGTTCTTGAGCCAGGCCGAGAAGCGGCGGAACACGTCGCGCAGGGCGAGGCTGGGGCTGCGCCCCCCGAAGTGGTAGGCCTCGAAGCCGCGCGCCCACTTCTCGTGGAAGGGCCTGCGCTCTTCGAGCGACATGACGTTCCAGTCGGCGAGCGTCATGCCCGGCCGCATCCAGTTCAGGACGGTGGCCATGTCGGCGACGATGTCGGCCGGGGCGTCGGTGGCGTTGGCCATGTCGGCCGTGGCTTCGAGGAAGAAGTGCCCGGTTTCGTGGATGAAGGTCGAGAGGTCGGCGGCGCGCAGCAGGCTGATGACCGACGGGGTCTGGGTGATGTCCTGGCCGAAGGCGATCTGGCCACGGTTCGGTTGGAACAGGGCGAAGCCCTTGCGGGCAGCCTCGGCCAGTTGCGGCGTGATCTCGAAGCCGTTCTGGATGCCGAGCTTGTTGGCGGGGCGTTGGAACTCCGCGAGGGTGCCGTAGCCCGAGTTTTCTCCTCGGGCGTCGACTTCCGCGACGAACTCCATCAGGTCGCGACGAGGCGAGCCCGGCTCGTTGCGGATCATATCCACCTTGCCGACCTTGGTGCCGAACTTCTTGACGATGTCGTTGGTCACGTTGACCAGGTTGCGCTCGTAGAACCACGAGCCGTCGCCGCCGGTCAGCCCGCCGTTCTGCTGGTTGCCGTTGATCCAGGCGATCTGCTCGAAGCCGTTGTCCACAGCGTAGCGGATAGCCCGCTTCATCAGCAGGGCGTCCCAGCTCTTCTTCCAAGGGGCGTCGGCAACGCCTTGGCCTTGGGCCGCGAGCAACGCGCCCGCCGCCTCGGTGGTGCGCAGGCGGGCATTGCTATAGGCGTTCATCGCCACGCGCGCCTCGTCGTCGAGCAGCGAGCTGTGGGCGTTCAGGACGTTGTAGGCGTAGATCGCGGCCGACGACGGGTTGCGGTTGTTGCGGTCATTGAGATCGTCGAGGGTGCGCTGGGTCGCCTCCTCGACGCCGGGGTTCCCCCGATACCGCTCCAGATGCTGCCCAAGCGCCCGGAGCGCGGCGTCCACCGTCGGCGGCCACGAGGCGCGCTGCGCCTCCAACGCGGCGTTGTAGGCTTCCTGAAGCGCAGCCAGCGTCGCCGGGTCGGCAGAGATCGCGTAGCCGTCGGCCTCGCCCATCGCGTGGTGGGTCGACTGGACCTCGTCCAGCACCATCGTTTTCTTACCGTTCGCGGCGGCGTGTTCGGACGCGCGGAAGTGTCCAATGATGTCGTTTATGCCCTCGAAGTGATGTTCCGAGCTGTCGAATGTGTTACCCTTGAAGACGGGCAGGCGCACGAGAAACTCGCGCTGCGATCCGGGGACCGCGCCCTTGATGGTGTAGTCGGTAAACCGGGTGCCGAGCGGGTTCCTGTTCCTTGCGTCCTCGACGTAGGTCCGGCGGGCATAGCCCTCGTTCTCGGCGAGACGTTCTTCGAGCTGGAGGCGGTTCGCCCGCTCCGCAAACGCCTCGGCCTCGGCCTCGGTTTGGAACCGCTCGCTCCACTCTATGTAGTTGGCGCGGTTGTATATCGTCCAGCCGCTTCCATCGCGGCTCTCGGTTGCGCCATAAGCGGGGTTGGCCATAGCCTCCTCGCGCACGCGCTGCTGGCTTTTCTCGACCAGCCGGTCGATCTCGGCGTCCGCGTCGGGATCAGGCTCACCAAGAACCGTCTCCTCCAGCCGCACCCCGCCGGACTGCACGAAGGCGAGCACCGTCTCCTTCGAGACGTTGCCCTTTGCATCGACCTGGCCAGCTTCGAGCGCGAAAGTCTGCGCGAGCGGGTCTGGATCGGCCAGCGCATCAAGCCAGTCGTTCAGCCCCGTGATCTCGATCTCTTCCTTCTTGACGCCGGGCGTCTTGGAGAGCGTCGCCATCCACTGCGCCGCTGGCGCTTTGGTCAGGGGGCTGCCAGCCACAGCGCGTTCGAGCGCCGAGTAGAAGGGGTCGGACTGGTTGAAGGTTTCGGTCTGTTCGCCGAAGTCCAGGTCCACCGTGAACAGCGCGCCGGTGCCGGGCACCTCGGTGAAGTAGTCCTCGGGGCGGGTGTCGTGGACCGTGAGGCCGACGGCGGCGTCGACCCGCCCGTCCTGGTAGATCAGACCCTTGCGGGTCAGCACGCTGTCCTGATCGTACTTCGCGCCCAGATCGCGGGCTTGCTTCTCGGTGATCCCGACGACCACGAACGAGTTCTCGATCTGGCCGTAGCGGCCAATCGACGGCTGGTAGTCGACGCCCAGCGCGTCGAGGTCAGCGACCAGCTTGGCCTGGGCCTTGGCGTTCTCCTCCGGCGTGGCCTGCTGGCCCATCGGGTTCTCTGCCGTGAGGATCGTCCAGTCGTCTTTCTCCAGCAGCGAGCCGATGTTCTCCAGGGAGAAGTAGGCGTCTACGCTGCGGGCGACGGGGCCTTGGTTGTAGGCGAGAGCGCCGGGATCAGACTGTTCAGCGGCAGCTTCCCAGTCGCCTCCCAGATCGGGTCCGAGGGCTCCAACATCCGCGGTTCCTTCAGCGACGACACGTTGGGCTGCTTCTTCATAACTCACATCCGCTGTTTGACGAGCGCCCAGCTCTCCGTACAGGCGCTTCTCATAGTACCACAGGACGGCCTGAATGTCCGCCACACTGATCTCAACGCCTTGGCGCTTGAGCGTAGCCCGCGCCTGGGCGACCGTGTCCAGCATGAAACTGCGGTCGGAGGCGTTGAAGGGCTTGTCCTCGATGTTCTCGAAGGCGGCCTTGTAAAGCGTGTTCGCTGCGGCCTCGATCTCGGAGGGGTTCTTGTAGCCGCGCGCCGCGTAGGCGTTGCGAGGCCCGACCGCCGCGGCCAGGGTCTCGTCGTCCGACAGGTTCGGTTGGCCCAGCAGCTCGCGGAAGCGGGCCATGCCCTGCGCGGTCGGCTTCTGCAGCAGGGTGCCTCGGTAGCGGTTGAAGGTGCGCGACCACCAGCGGTCCATCGTCAGGTAGCCGTCCGCGCCCATCAGGTTGGCGTAGAAGGCCCCGAGCTTCGGGCCGAAGATGACGGCGGCCAGCGGCAGCTTGACGTCGGCCTTGTAGCTGGTGGAGAACTCAACACCGAGCGCCGCGGCCTTCTTCTTCAGGTCCGACACCGTCAGCTCTTGCAGCAGCGTCTCGCGCATGCCTGCCGGGCCGAGCGTGTCGTGCAGCTCCTGCACCTTGGCCAGGTTCTGGTCGACGCTGGCCTGGCGCTGGGTGCCTCGGTCGGCGACGAAACGGCCGTCGGTCTTGAAGGCCCGGTAGATGCCAGCGGCCTGCTGGAAGTTCGGCACGACCTTCTGGCCGTCGGACGTGATGGCGATCAGCGCGGTGAAGGTGTCGCGGGCGTCCTTGTCCGTGGCCAGCTCTGGGAACTCTTGCGCGAAGATGTCGAGCGCGGCCTGGAACTTGGTCGAGTACCAGCCCACACCGGATTGCTCCGGGTTCTGCAGCTCGAACTGCACCTCCTCGGCCATCCACTTCGCGATCTTCTTCGCGGCTTCGGGGCTCCGGTCCTTGGCCGAGATCGACCCGTACTTGGCCCGCTGCCGCGCCTCGAGCGCAGCGGCGACCTGGCGGGTGCTGTAGCGTTTGTTCGGGTTCAGCCCGTACTTCTGCAGCGTCTCGCGACCGTCGCGCAGAGAGGCGCTCTGGGCGAAGCTCGAGCCGAACAGCTCCGCTGCCGCCTGCTCGCGGAAGTCTTCCGCGGGGCGGGTCGCGATGCTCTCGTTGGGATCGGTGCGCGCTGCGAGCCGCGCCAGGCGATCCTGTTGCGCCAGCTCGCGCATGCGCGCCGCCAGCCGCTGTGCGTCTTGCGCGGTGCGAACGGGCCCCTCCGGTTCCATGTCGACGGCATCGAACAGCGCGACTGCGCCGGGGATCACGGCGTCGCTGCGGTAGCCGCTGAAGCCTGCGGCCTGGATCGCCTTCTCGTAGGCGGTGGCGATCTCGTTGGGCGTGCCCTCGGTGGGCTTCAGGTTCTGCGGGTCAGCGTCGAAGTCGTAGAGCTTTGAGGCGGGGACGCGGGCCTGGTAGCGGAAGGAGCGGTTGCGGATGCCCGTGCCGGGCTCGCCGTTGTATACACCACGCACGCCGAAATAGGTGCGGCCCGGCGCACCGGCGGCGCGGCGCTCGCGCTCGGCGTCCTGCGTCACGCCCGTCGCGCCCCAGCGCGAGGGGTCGGACATCATCAGCCCCGAGGTGCTGCTGTAGTGGATCAGGTCGACCGTGTCTTCCTGCTCCATGACCCGGCGGCCGGTGCTGGTGGGCAGCTCGGCGGCGTAGCGCAGCTGGTACTTCTCAGCCAGCTGCTCGGCCGTCTTGCCGGTGCGCGCGGCCATGACGTCGTAGAAGGTGGCGGGCAGGGTCGCGTAGGCAGCGTTCACGTCCTTGGTGAAACGACCGGCGGCGTTCAGCTCTTCGGTGATGCGGGTCTGCAGGCGCTCGCGGCCAGCGCGCAGCTCCTCGGTGGCGGTGGCCTGGGCGACCGCGGCCTCGACCTCGGCCTGCAGCGCCTCGCCGCGCGTGGCCATGAACTCCTTGGCCTGGGCCTGGCTCATGGCGGAAGGGCTGATCCGCATGTGGGGCAGCAGAGCCGCCGTGGCGTCGGTCGTGGCGAGGTGCGCTGCGAACTCGCCGGTGGTGATGCGCACGTCGCCGCCGGTGGCGATGGCGTTGGGCAGCTGGTCGGCCAACGACGGGATCGCGGCGGTCACCTCTTCGATGGACACACCGGCGTCGTTCAGGCTTTGGGCGAAGGTCTGGGCGTCGACGTAGATGTTCTCGGCGGGACCGTTCTCGGTCATCTGCTCGACGAACTGCTGGAAGGTCTGCGGGTCGCGCTCGCGCAGACGCGACGCGGCGGACAGGTCGGTCAGGTCTTGGAAGGTCTGGGCGGCTTGCTCTGCGCTGGCGGCGTCTGCCTCCATGCGGGCTTGGCTTCTGCGCCTGCCCGGGGTGAGCAGGTCAACGGTCAGGGCAGCGATGGCACCGGCGGTGCCTCCGACAGCGCCCGCCTCCGCAGCGCCTTGGCCCGGCGATACGTCTTCCCCGAGCAAGGCCGCCGCCAGCAGGTTTTGGCCGACCGTGTCTGCCACTTCGGTGGTGCCTTCACCGATGCCGCCAACCAGAATGTTCGCGAGGCGGCCTTGGACCTGCGCTCTCAACGCAGGAGGCAGGCGGCCCAGCACAGCGTCAAGGCCGAGCTTTTCTGTAATCAGGGTCAGCGCGCCGCCACCGCCGAGAGCGATGTCGTCCGCCACGGTGTAGTCGGTGCGCCCGTCCCGCGCCATAGCCTCTTCGACGCGCACGTCCATGCCGCGGACGCCTTGGCCCGTCATGGTGATCGCCGAGCCCGTGCCGCCGGTGACTATGTTAACGCCGATCTGCGTGGCGATTTGGCCAAGCGCGTCGACCACGTCGCCAGTGAAGCCGGTGTCCCGGGCTTGGGGAAGGAGGTTATTCTGGGCCCCGTACAGGGCGCGCTCTCTCGGGTTCAGCGTGCCCGCAATGTTGCGCGCGCCGATTTCTATCCGGGCACCGAGATCGACGCCACCCTCGAACAGGCGTTGCGTCGTGCTGTCGTCGGCGTAGCCGAGCCGGTCGGCGAGACGCTGCCCGCCCCGGCTAATCCCGGCGATAGCACTGCCCAGCATCCCGCCGCTGCCAGCCAGACGCCGACCCAGGTCGCCGGTGAAGGTCAAAGTGCGCTCGATGCCGGTCAACGCCGGGAGGTCATCATGCGCGACGGCGGCGTTCTCGGGGCGGGACAGGAACGCCGTGATCTCAGGGAACTGATCCGGCAGGTCTTGCCAGTTGGCCGGGGGCAGCGGCACATTCTGTTGGCGCGCGGTGGCGTAGGTGTCGACGGGCATGCCACGGCGCGCCGCCTCCCGGCGGTCGGAGGCGACGGTGTCTGGGTTCAGGGTCGACGCCGTTTCCAGGGAGCGTTGGAGCCTGCGCCGCCCAGGGATCAACTCGTCGAAGATGTTGTCTTCTGGCTCTTGGAAAGACATTGTGTCCTAGTTTCCCTGGGTCACGCGGACACGAACGTGTTCGCGGTAGATGGCCGTCTCGTCGATGTCGCCACGCGGCATGCCGAGAATAATCAACCGCTGGCGGGCCGCTTCGCGGTCGGCCTGGCGCATGCTGTCGTAGCCCGTCGACGTCCTGCGGTTGCCCGCCGCCAGACGGGCGAGGCGGGATTGGATTTCTTGCCTGATTTCGTTCTCGTCGAGCTGACGGCCCGCGGCGACCTGCCGCGAAACGACCCACTCGCGCACGCCTTGGTCCAACACCTCCAGCTGTTGGCGGTCTTCAAGCGCGCCGGGGCCGGAAGGAGTACGGTCGATCCCCATGATGTCAGTCACGGAAGCGAAAGCGCGGGTGTACTCCGCGTGCGGGACCACGGTCGCGGCGCGGGCTGCTTGCTTTTGGGCCTCGCTGGCCCGGGTGGACTGACCTATGAGGCTCTCCAGATCGGAGGTGGATAGGTAGGGGCCGAACTCGGCCTCGATCTCTTGCGGCGACTGGCGGGCCAGCCGCGCTAGTTGATCGGAAGTCATCGCCGCGAGCCGCAGGCGCACAGCCGGGTCGCTGCGCATCACGGGGTCCGCAAGGCGCGCGAGGCGAGCGTCGAGGTAGCCCTGCACGCCGTTGAGGCGGCCCGGCGGAAGCGCGGCCAGCATCGCGGGCGTCGGCATGGTGCTGGTCTGCTCAATGTGTTGGTAGGCAGCGTCGAGCGCCGCCTGTTCGGCCTCGCGTTTGGCTCTATCCTCTTCGCCGTAGACGCGCGAAATGGCGGACAAAGCGGCCTCCCGCTGGACGCGGTTGTTGCTGAAGCGTTGCCGGGCATCGGCCTCCATCTGGGCGCGGGTCGGGCGGCCCGCGGCAGCCTGCCCCTCGGCCTGCTGCGCGCTTTCGCCGATCAGCGTCTCGGGGTCGACCAGCTCGCCGTTCCTGCGCATAGTGACGTGCAGGTGGGGGCCCGTGCTGCGGCCGGTAGAGCCGACGCGGCCGATGTTCTGGCCCGCGGTGATGTCTTGCCCTTCGCGCACGTCAGCGCCCTGCAAGTGCGCATAGCTGCCGATGAGGCCGTTGCCGTGGTCGATCCGCACGATGTTGCCGTTCAGCTCGTCATAGCTCACTTCGAGCACGCGACCGCCCATCATGCCGCGGGCAGGCGACCCGAGGGGGGCGGCAAAATCGGTACCGCCGTGCATCGTGCGGGCACCCGTGATGGGGTGTATGCGCATGCCCATCCGGGAGGAAACATCCGCGCCCGGGGCTGGGTGTTGGAACTCGCTGCCGGGCTGGCCGGGGGGCGGGGCCACACCCTGCCGGGCAGCGGCGACATACGCCTCGGCCTCGTTGTAGGCAATCCCGACCGAAAGAGTGTTCTGCGCCGCGTTCTGCTGCGCTGGCGTCATGAAGCCTCGGTAGCGATCAAAGAGCTGTTGCGCCCCCTCGAAGTCTTCGTCCTCCGTCGCGATGATCGCGTCGAGGTAGGCTTTGCCGGTGACGTCCAGCACGGCCAGTTCGTCGCCCTCCGTCGACAGACCTTTTCTGCGGCGATCCGAGATCACCGCATCGCGGATGTCGCGGCGGGCCGGGCCCGTGACGGTCTCGTCCCCGGGGTTACCGAGGATGGCCTGCTGCCCGATGGCCTGCCTCGTGACCGCGACCTCGGCCTCGTAGCTCTCCCGTTCGCGGGAAGCGTGTTGGAGCATGCTGCCACGGTACTGCGTCGTGTAAGTGCTGGCGCGCGGCGCAAACATCTCGAGCTGCTCGCCCGTCAGGCCCATCTCTCTCGCGATGTCGCCGACGGATTTCTCAAAACGTGCGCCGTACACTTGGTCTAGGGGTTCGCGGTTCTCGCCGACAGCGATAGCCGCTTCGCCCCGCAGCCCCGACCACTCAGCCTGCTGTTCTTGGGCGGCGACGGCAACGCGGTTCAGCGCGTCGTTTACCCGGGTCTCGTTGAGCTTCTCGACCTCGGCGCGGTAGATCGCGCCCACGGCCTGCCCGGCCTGGGACAGGGCCTGGCCCGTCTGCTGCATCTGGCGCGAGGCGAACTCCGCTCCGCGCGAGGCGTCGGGCGCGTCGAACTGGCCCGGGGCTTGGCCCGGGGCGACGCGACGTTGGTCGTCGATGCGAAGGTTGGCCATCAGCCGCCGTAGCCCCCGAAGCGGGACATCGGCCGGTCACGGCCGCCACGGAAACCGGAGCCCGACGAGGGCTTCATAACGGCTCCGTTGCCCTTGAACATGCCCATGCTGTAGGCGCTCTGCGCCATGCTCGTGGCGCTGCCCAGAAGGCTGGTCGCCGCTGCGCCCATCGGGTTGATGCCCTTGGCGTTGGCCCGGGCGGCGCGGCCCTCGTTGCGCATGTTGGTCGCCTCCGTGCGCTGGCCCCAGGCCGCGCGCACGGCGTTGATCCGCGCCTGCTGCGCGTCCTCGGCGGTGACCAGGTCAGTGCCGACCACGATGGCCTGCGCGGTGGTGCTGCCGAGGGCGATGCCGCTCGCGCCCATCTCTGCGCGCTGCGTGCCCTTCTGCCGGGCACCGCTGCGCTCGATCTCTTGTGCCTGATAGGCCCCCTGGTCCAGTGCGATCTGCGCGCGGCGCTCTGCCAGCTCCGCGTTCATGTCGGCCATCTGGGCCTGGAACCCGAGCGCGCTCTTCTGGGACTTGGCCGAGCCGTAGGCACCAATGGCCGAGGTCGCCGCGCCTACGCCCTGAAGGGCCATGCTGGCTGCGGGGTTACACAAGGGGGCCTCGCATCTCAAAGCGGTGGAAGGGGAGGCCTTCGACACCGAAGGGTTGGGCTTCGCTGATCTTGAACCCCAGCCTCTTCAGCCAGGAAATGCTCGTCGTGTTGCGGGCGTCGACGTGGTTGAACAGAAGGGGGTATTCGGCCAGCACGGCAGCACAGTACGAGCGGGAAAGCCGGTTTAACATACGGGGCACACGGCCCAGGCCGGGCGTGCCGACCAGCCACGGGTAGGCGGTGTTGGACAGGGCCGCCGCTGGCACGAAACCGAAGAGCGCGACGATCTCGCCTTGGTGCTCCGCGACAAAGGACATCGGGCCCAGCCGACCGTGCGACAGCTCGACCGCCTCGCGCAGCTGGCCGAGCACGTCGGGCCCCGAGGCGGCGACCAGCTCGTCGCGGTCGGAGCCTCGCAGGTTCGGCTCGATGGTGTCGGCGTCCGCGATCTGGGCGAAGCGCACCTCAACCGGCAAGGACAGTCTCCGCGGAGATCGACAGCACGGTCAGGGGAAGGGGGTCGGACTGGCGGATGCAGATTTGCCCGTTGGTCGACCACTGCGGCCCGATCTTGATGGCGATCTCGTCGGTGGTCAGGTTGGGCGGCGCGCCGTACACCTCGGTGGTGCGCTGTTTGTACTCGGTCAGGCTGGTGAAGCTCGGGCCCGCAAACACGCCGGAGCTGCGGTAGACGCGCAGCCACACCTCGTTGACGTTCTTCGGTCGGCCCTGGCCCGCGCCCGGCATCTCGACGGCGAAGGGCAGGGTCTGCAGGTCGGCGGTGATGGGCAGGCCGATGATGATCTTGGAGGCGGCAGCGGGCAGCGCCTCTGGCAGGCCGCCCGCCACGACCGTCTGCTGCGGGCAGACAGCGCCGTCTGCCAGGATCGACACGGTCTTGCCGTTGAGGTGGGAGAGGCCCGAGGTCACCGTGCTGATGGCCGAGCCGCTGTAGTAGACACCGGCGTCCACGAAGAAGGCGTCGGCCGCTGCGCTGAAGGCCCTGCTGCGCATGCGCTCGACGTAGCGCACCGAGCTACCGTTGATCGTGCGCCGGATGATGGCGTAGAGCGCCGTCTCGGTGCCCTCGCGCACGGCCGCGATGCTCTCGAACGCGCCGTCGGTGTCGTGTTGGTGCCAGCCCGACACCTGCTGCTCGGGGATGTAGGTCAGGCCCAGCAGCTTGCCGCTCGAGCTGACGAACCAGAGGACCGGGTAGGGCGACTTGGTCTGGGCGGTGTCGACGATCTCGTAGGTGTCGAACAGGTGCGGTGCGCGCAGCGACAGGTCGCCGGTCAGGTAACCGGCGGCGGTGTCCTGGTACGACATCTCGCGGATGTGGCCAGCCGTGTCGGCGAAGATCAGGTTCGAGCCGGTGGTGATCGGCGTGGCGGGGCCCGCGCCGACGAACGACTGCGGTCGCACGCTGAAGCCGCCCGGCGTCAGGGCGTTGCCGCCGGAGGAGATGCGCCACTCACCCGCCTGGGTCATGACGATCAGGTCTTGGAGAGGGACCAGGTGGATGATCTGGTTATAGTCGCGGGCGGCGATCTCGAACTGGATGCTGTCGTCGTCGCGCGGCGGCACCGAGAAGTTGAAGTCGACCTCCGACCCGGTGCGCGTGGTCCAGATGTTCTGGGGCTGTGTCGTCGAGCCGCCGAAGACCTTGCGCTGCTCGAAGTAGGTCACCGCTCCCGGGTAGTTGCTGGAGGCGAAGGGGTCGGAGGCTTGGGGCGGCGTGATGCCGCCGTTGGCGGGCAGGTTGTCGTCGATCACGCTGACCGAGCCGTTGCCGTCGAGCACCGCGATCAGGTAGAAGAGGCCGCCCGCTTGGCGGTAGACCCGGTAGCCCGTGGCCCCGGTGCGTGCCGTCCAGCTGACCGTGTTGTAGGTGTTGGCGGCGCTCAGGTTGTTGGACGCCGTGACGGCCGCCGACGCCGCGCTCTCGGCCGTGGCGGTGGTCGCCGTCACGACATACGCGTCGTTGCGCAGGAAGCTCGCCCCCGCCGTGGTAGGCGTGACGGCCAGGCCCGCGGGGGCGTCGATGCCAGGGCCGGTGGTGGCGTTGGCCAGGGCCCAGCTCGTAGCGCCTGAGCGGCGCAGCTCCTGCGTGACGTAGTCGGGGTGGACCAGCGTCAGCACATCCGCCGACTGCACGAACTTGACGTCGAACAGGTCGGCCTCTGCGTAGCTGTTGGCGACCTCGTAGGGGCTGCCCGACGAGAGGACCGTGCCGCCCTGGCTGTGGAAGCGGAAGTAGCCCGCCCCGAACTCGATGACCACCGTGTCGGAGACGCTGAAAGTGAAGGGCAGGAGGCGGGTTTTCTTGGTGCTGTCCTTGACCTCGCGCACGAACTGGAAGCCTGCGCGGTTCTGCGCTGGCCCGTGGGGCAGGGTGATGAAGTTGCGGCACAGGGCGAGGCCCGTCTGGTAGCGGACGTCGTCGATCCGGCCGTACATCTCGGGCGTGATCTCGCCCCCGGCCATCGAGCGGAAGTTGGTGCGCGTGGTGGCACCCATCAGCGTGCCCCCACCCAGGGGGCGACGTGGGCGTCGCGGACGCGGCTGGCGCGGCGCTGCTTGGCGTCCATGACCTGGGCCTGGTTCAGATAGACGCCCATCGTCTGGAGCATCTGGGCGGCGACCGTGCGGCCCGTCTCGCCCTTCAGCACCGGGCCAGCCAGGAAGCTGGCCAGGAAGTAGGAGAGCGCCAGGGTGAAGAGGGGCGGGAAGAAGCTGGGGATCGTCACAGCGACGGTGTAGCGGATGCGCGCGTCGACCACGTTGGTGTAGAGCACGCGCGTGTTGTCGGAGCGGCCCTCGATCTCGAAGTCATTGACCCCGTTGATGGCGGCCAGCGGGCCGTAGGCCGTGCCGACGAAGTCGTCGGCGTCTTCCGCACCCTGAACGGCGAACACATTCAGCACGTTGGAGGGCAGGGCGTAGGCGTAGGCCCACTGCGTGTTGGGCTTTTCGGCGAGCAGGGCCAGCGTCGTGCGGCGCAGCGCGAAGTTCCAGGGGTACATCTCGAGCAGCGCGTCGCGCGCGATGGGGTAGAACAGGGCGGCCTGCTCGGCCTGCGCGCTGCCCTCCGGGGGCTCGAGGTTCACGACGGTGGCGTCGTCGCCGAGGTGCGACAGGGCCAGGTTTGCAATCGCTACGGAAGTTGTCAACGGAGGCCTCCTTGGCGCACATACCGCGCCGCTTTTTCGAGCACGGCGCTTTGGTCTTTGAAGTGGCCAAGCCCCGTGTTGCACGAGTGACAGAGCAGCCCACGGAACGCGCCCGTGGCGTGGTCGTGGTCTACGTGGAAACGGCCTTTTCCACCAGCTTCGGCGGCTTCGCAAAGAGCGCAGCCAGCTTGCGCCAGACGGTCGAAATCCTCCAGCGTCAGCCCAAACTTCTTGAGCTTACAGCGGCGGCGGTTGCGGTCCGCCGCGGCGGGCGTTTGGTTGTTTCTAGCCCGTGCCTTGGCGTTTATGCACGGCTGGCAGTAAGGCCTAACGGCTCTTGGCGCTCTCGTGCTGTTTAGCGAGCGAAAAGCAGACCGAGGCAGAACCTCTCCGCAGCACGCGCAGGGTTTCGGGTCGGCCAACATCTTAACACCAGGCCTGCAGGCCATCGGGGATCACCTCAAAGAAAAGAGCCGGGGGCTTGTGGGCCCCCGGCTCGGAACCCCTACGGGGAGGGGGCTATCTCTGGCCTAGACCAGGGCGGCCTGCTCTTCGCCAGCTTCAGCGGCTTCGGCCAGGGCCTGTTCCACTTCGGCGGGGAAGGGGGCAGCCGCAGCGACCAGAACGGGCTTTGCCCGGGCGGCCTTGCGGGGAGCTTCGTCTTCGACAACAGCCATCCAGTCGACGATGCCGTGGCCTTCGGCGAGCTGGAACTTCGAGCCCACCGGGCGGAAGTGGTTGGCGGGGTAGACACCCGGGTGGATAGCTTCCACCCAGGTGTTTTTCCCAGCCTTGTCGTAGACGCGGCGGCCTTCAGCGTCGAAGCGTCGGCCTTGTGCGTCAATGCGGGCTTTGCTCACGGTTCAGCCCCTTAGACCGGCATCGCGTCAGGGTAGGCGCGCTGGGCCGGGTACGGGTCCATCGACAGGAAGGCGTTGATCTTGCCAGCCGTCACGGTCGTGGTGGCGATCACGCACAGGATGCCGAGATACCGCTCGTACACCGCGCCTTGCGGCAGGGCGATGGAGCAGATCAGGCCACCCGCGTTGAGGCGGGCGTCGTTCGCGGCGGCGTCATCCGTCACGAGCGTGCCCGTGTCGTAGTGGATCGTCGCGGACGTGGCCAGGTCGGCCGTGCTGTCCGAGGCCAGCTGGAACTTGATCGTACCGGCGGAACCGCCGGTGATGATTTCCGTATCCGTCTGGATGATGAGGTACAGGGGCTGGCCCGCGCCAATGTCGCGCGAGGCAGAACCCAGGTCGATGACATCGCCGATGAGGGCGGTGCCTGCCGCAGCTGCCACCGAAACGGCATCTGCGAACTCGTTGCGTTCGTCGAGGATCATGGTCTTGTTCTCCAGGGGCCCCGCTTACGCGGCGACCTTTGCTTCAGTGTGCAGCAGGCTGTCGACCCGGCGAACCGGGAAGCCGTCGAAGGTCATCACGGACTGGCCAGCGACGTCCGACATCATCAGGGTCGAGTTCTTGACCTTGTTGACCATCTGGCGGCGCAGGAAGCTGTGAACGCGGCGGCTGCAGTAGAAGGCACCACGGATGCCGGTCAGGTTCGGGATGAACGAGGCGACGTCGGTCATCAGGTCGATGAGGTCAGCGCCGGTCGCGGCATCCTTCGTCAGCTCGGCGAAGTCAACCTGGATGCGGTAGACGTAGCGCCAGTCCTTGAGGACCAGGCCAGCGTCCATGCGGTAGTGCGTGCGGTAGGCTTCCATCCGGCCACCGGCACCATCGACGTTCTCGATGGTGATCTGGCCCTTGTCGTCGGTCTTGAGACCGGCAACGGAGCCCTTGGGGTAGGTCATGAAGCAGGAGTTCGGGCCCCAGCCAATGAACCAGATCGAGGTGTTGGTGGAGTTCGAGCCGTCGGCGGCCGAGGCGTTGATGTTCTGGCCGTTTTCGGCGGACAGCGAGGAGTAGCGAGCGGCGAAGCCCGTGAACTTCTCGGGGGTGACGTCTTCGTCGGCGTAGAAGATCGAGGAGGCGAGGTCTTGCGACATGCCCTCGATGTGGGCGGTGTCTTCCGACAGGCGGAAGGCGGCGGTGTTGCCGTTCAGGTCAGCCAGGGCCTTGTCGACCTCGGCGTAGGCTTCCATCATACCGGCGTTGTCGGTCACCTGGGCGGTGCGCGACTTGGTCGGCTGAACGCCGCCGTACAGCTTGCGCCAGGTCGGGGCAGGCAGGCCGGTGCGGATGGTCGAGCGGTGACCCGTCGGCAGGTTGCCTTCGATGTACACGGCGTCGGCCAGGATTTCGTTGGTCTGGGCGAGGATTTCGACGATCTTGTCGACCTTGCCGTTCGGGTCCAGACGCTTGGAAACGTCCAGCAGAGTGGGGTGGGTATCCGCAAGGGTGGCCACGGTAGTTCTCCAGTCAGTTCATGTTGGGGAAAAGGGTCTTGGCTGCGTCCTGGGCAGGGGAGGACTTGCCCCCCGCCACGAACGTGTCTTCGCTGATGGCCTTGCCGACACGGAACATGAACCGGATGACTTCCGGGTTGTCGCCGAGGCGGTGTACGTCCAGCAGTTCGCGGAGTTCCGGCGTGCCGAACTGGTCGACTGCCTTCTTCGCGACCGCCAAGTTGGCCGGGAGAGCATCGCCCCCGAACTCCTTGTCGGTTTCGGCACGGGCCTTCCAGTCGGCGAACATCTCGCTCGTCGCCTGTTGGCTTTCAGCGACCCACTTCTGGGCCAGCTTCACGCCAAGGTCCGTGACCTTTTGCGCGGCGTCCTGCGGCAGGTTGAGTTCCTTGGCGACGTTCTTGAACTCACCGAGCAGTTCAGCGTCGAGTTCGACGCCTTCCGGCACGGAGAAATCCTCGTAGGCCTCTGGCGCGCCCTGGGGTGCGTCGTCGGCCTTGTCGCCTTCGGCCTGCTGCGCCTGTTCGCCTCCGACCGGATCGGTCGGGGCGGCTTCGGCTACCGGCTGCTGTGCGGTGGCGTCGTTGTTGGCGACGTCGCCCGCGGTCTGCGATGCGGCTTCATCGGTGGGTGTGTCGGCCGTCATCAGCGTCGTGTCAGTCATGTCCGAAATGCTCCTGCATCATGGTCTGGAAGCCCAGCGGCGCGGCCTTGGCGACCTTGCCCTGGAACTCGAGACCGATGGCGCGCTTGCCTTCCCTAAAGAACGTCTCACTGTTGCCAGTGAAACTTGAGACGTAGAGACCCGTGGCCTCGAGCAGACGCCAGACAATCCGGCGGCCCCGAGGCGTGGCCATGAGCCATTCCAGATCGGCCTTGTCAGTGTCCCTGCGGTTCCGAGCGTCCTGGGCTCTCGCCTCGGCGCTCTTGTGCTGGGTCTCCAAGTCGGTCGGGTCTTCCTGGCTCATAGCGGGAACCTACGTCGCGCGCGGAACGGAAGACATACCGCGCTCGAGCCGGGCCAGCGAGCAGGTGTGCTTTTCGACCTCCCCGTCCAGGCGGTGGTAGGTCTCCGCATCCATCGAGCGCACCGACCGATAGCCGCTTGCGTGGCTCCAGATGTCGGGGGCGGCGAGGGTCCGTTTGTATTTCACCGTCACGCCCGGGTAGTCCTTCTCGTCGCCGTGGTGGACGTGGCCGACGTACCAGACGCGAGAGCCGTGCTGTGAGGCTTGCCACAGGTCGGGCACGTCGACGGCCATCAGCAGAGGGAGGTCTTTGCCCTTCGCCCCGTCGCCGTGGGTGGTGCCGATCAGGTTGGTGCCGAAGCCCATGAACCAGTAGGGGTTGGGGCTGGTGACGACCGTGACCCTGGGCTCGTTCTCGTAGAGCAGCGCCAGCATCTCGGCCAGCATGATCGCCGTGATGCCGTCGTGGTTGCCGGGGTTGATCCGCACGGTGAGGTAGAGGTGCTTCTCGAGCATGCGGGCGATGTGGTGGCGCTTGCAGCGGATGCTGGCGCGGACGACCTCGGCGTGGCGGCCGTGCGTGTCGAGATGGTGGCCGCTCTTGGTGCGGCTCGCGTTGTTGTCGGCGTGGAGGCTGTCGCCCAGATCGATGTAGAGGGCGTAGGTCGAGGAGGGCGTAGAGGCGACCAGCCTGTCGATGGCCGCCTTGGTGATGCGCTCGAACTCGGCCAGGTCGAAGGACTGTCCTGTCTCTTCCTTCCACGAGTAGAGGCCTGCGTGCGGATCGCCTTGCGGGTAGACCGTCAGCAAATCGTCGTCGGTGTGTGCGGGTGGGGCGAGGGGCTCGAGGGGCTCCAGTTTCTCAAGCAGCGCCGCCTTGATAGCCAGCAGCCGCTCGGCCTGCGCCTCGGCGTCTGGCGACTGGCGCTCCCACACCCGCTCGACGCCGTTGGGGCCGCGCTGTACGGTGACCTTGCCCATGCGGTAGCCGGGGGCGACGCCGTCGTTGAAGTGGCCGGGCGCGTGGCCGTGGCGGGCGGCCTCTTTGTTGTAGCGATCCGCTGCTTCCTGCACGGATGACTTCCCCAAGCCCAGTGCCTCCGCGGCTTTGCGGACGCTGCCGTGCTCTCTGACCGCCTCTGCGGCCCGCCACTGGGTGTCTGTAGCCCAGTCGGGCTTGTGGCCGTCGGGGGGAACGAAGGTCAAAGCCATGAGGCGTTTCCGAGCTGTGGGAGGGGGCGGCCTGTTCGGCGTGGATCACGCAGCCCAGCGGCGCGACACGAGTTCGGACACGCCGAAGCGGCCCTTCCCGGCTGCGATGGCATGTTCCGCGTACTCAAACGTGTCGCCCGGCGTCAGGCCGGTGGCTTCCGATGTCGTGCCGTCGTAGTAGGTCAGCAGCGCCTTTGTGAAGCCCGCAGGAACCGGCTCGGTGAACACCGGCAGGCCGCGTGTGGCCGTCCCGCTCGTCGTCAAGATCGGGGATGTGGCGACCGTGCCCAACTCAAACTGCGGGTTTGACAGAATGATGCTGCCTGTGGCGTTTGCTGCCGCGCCAAATCCGGTGCGGATCGTACCGTTCCCTGCCAACACTGATGTCGTCAGCGTAAACGTCCGCCGACCAACCGCCGGGTTTACCAGAACATTGCTGGACGCGCCCGCCGGGAGCGTGGTGCCATAGGCCACCGAACCCGGCGTCCCCGCCGTCGCTTCGACATAGACGCTGTAAATATATGACGAGTTCGCCGCGAGGGCGATTGTCTGCGAGAACCAAGCCCTTTGAGCGGTGCCCGATTGCGAAAAAGCGGTGTTGAGAATGGTCGAGGATACGGGGGCTGAGACACCCGTAATGATGCCCTCGTCCCAACTCGTCGGCCTGTTGCCGCCGCTGTTTGCAAACACGCTGTTGATGAGAATGTTCGTCGCCGCCGGTTCCAGCGCCAGCCCGCGATCAGTCCGCTGCGGGGCGTTCTCCGCGAACGCCGTCAGCGTACCCGCCGCCGTCAGGCCCGTCGCCGCGCCCGTGCGGGTGTAGGCCGAGCCAGCGGGCATGGCCGACGTGAAGTCATGGGTGACGCCACTCCCCTTGAAAGACGAAATGGTCGTCTGGCCGAAACCAAGGGCGAGGGCCTGGCTCACAGGTAGAGGGCCTTGATGTCGGTGGCCGTGGTGTTGGTGGCGTTCACCCGGCGGCAACGGACAGGCAGGATCGTGCCGCTCGCGACGTTCTTGAACGTCTCGACCACAGCGCCATCGCTGTCTTCGACGCCGACCACGACCACGTTGCCGCCGACGCCCACGAAGAGGGCCGCGGCAGCGCCGCCTGCGAAGTCGGTACTGTCGTGGGGGGTGACTGCAGCGAAGCTGCGTGCGGGACCGTCGGACATGTCGTTCTCCTAGTAGCTGTACGGCGCTGGCGAGCCGTAGCCGGTCAGCTGGTTCATGATGTCGGCCCCTGCGTTCGAGGCACCGTTCTGCGTGGCGACGCCCCCCAGCTTGCCCATGCTCTCGGCGGCCTGCTGCGCCTGGACTGCTGCCTGTTGCGCCGCCTGCTGGTCGGCACGGGCCTTGCGGACGAGGGCGACCTCCTCCTTGCCGACGATCAGCTCGGGGTCGACGCCGATCTGGTCGGCGTAGTTGTCCACCCAGCGGTCGGCGTCGAACTTGTCGAGCACTTCGGGCTTGATCTGGGCCATAGCGCCGAGGTTGCCGACGAAGCGGTCGGTGCTGTTTGCGCCGATGGCGCGTTGGGCTTGGGCCAGGATCGAGACGAACTCGACGTCGAGGTTCACGCCGATCAGCTCTTCGGGGGGCGGCGGCAGCGCACCCGCCTGCAGCAGGCGCTCGAAGGTGATTTCGATGAGCGGGTCGAGCAGCTCGTTGTGCAGACGCTCGAGCACGGGGCCCAGCATCAGGAGCTTCTCCTCGTGGCGCTCTGCCACCTCGGTGGCCGTCATGTTGGTCGAGACGGCCTGCGAGATCATCAGGAACAGGTCGGAGTACATGCCCTCGCGGATGCGTTGGCGGACGTCCTGAATGTCCATCAGCAGGTGGTTGAGGTCGAGGCCCACTTGGAAGAGGGGCTTGACGCCGCCACCGGCCGAGGCCGTGTCGGCGACGGTGTAGCCGCCGGGCAGGATGTCGACCTCCTCGCCCTTGAGGCTCGAGGGGCCCTGCAGCGGCGGGCGGGTCTGGTAGTCGATGCCCTGGCTCTTGCGCAGTTGCTCGTGCTGGAGCTGCTTGATGTCGCCGAGCACTTCCATGCCGGGGCTCTGGCCGTAGACGTCCTCGCTCGAGGTGTACCAGCGAGGGGCCAGGACGCGGAACCGCTCGAAGCCGCTCTCGCGCAGGAGCTTGTCGCCGTCGCCGCCCTTCTCGAAGTAGCACGACGCCCAGGGCATGTCGCGGCTGGCCTTGGAGCGGATGTCGCGCTCCTTGCGGGGCTCGATGGCGTGGACGATGGTGACCCAGCTGTCGCCGTTGCCGTTGGAGACCATGTTCTTGACGGCCGACGAGCAGTTCTCAGCGCCGAACTCCTGCACCAGCTGGCGCGCGGTCTTCTGCAGCTCGCGGTACGACGTGTCGACGTTGCCCTTGAAGTCGGTGGCCAGGGCGTAGCGGCCCACGGTGTTGGGGTAGAGGTGGATGCCCCTCTCGAAGTCATCCATGATGAGACTGTTGCCCGTGCCGAAGGCACCAAGCTCTTCGTAGAGCTGGTGCAGGGCGCGGTAGGTGTTGGACTGGCCGAAGACGGCCTGCATCTTGCGGGTGACCTGGGCCAGCCAGACCTTGACGGGCTGGTACTCCATCAGCGCGTCGTCGGGGATGCGCAGGCGGAACCAGGGGCGCGCGGGGCTGGTGACGCCCGACATCATGCCCGCCGACAGGATGCGCAGAGCGCCCGTGCCGGTGCGGTCGTAGATGTTGTTGTGGCGCTTCTTGCCGTCGTTGCGGTCGGTCACGGAGAAGCGGCCAGCACGAGGAAAGAGCTGCGTCGACAGCTCTTCCCAGTGCGATACCCACGACGACCGCTCGGTCTCGAGCATGGACCATCGCTTCTGGTAGTGCTGCTTCTTGGGGGTCTCGGTCACGCTGGTGACCCCAGGTTCAGTCGGATCATGCGGAGGCACGCCTCGAACAGCACCGCATCGCTACGGCCGCGGCGCTGGACGCCGCAGGCTTCGGCCAGGCGGGTGATCTGTTCGGTGGTCAGGGTCATGTTCATCCACCCAGGAGCGTGTTGCGGCCGAGGGCCATATTCTGCAGCGGAGCACCGCCTGGCCCTGTGAGCAGGGTGGCGGCAGCCGACCCCACCTTGTTGGCCCTGAACAGCGAGGCCAGGTTGGGGGCCTGGCGTTGTGCCTTGGCCTCTGCCTGCTGCGCGTCGGCCTGCGTCTTGGCGGCGGCAGCAGCTGCCTCACGCTGCGCAGCCTCTTGAGCGCGCAGAGCCTTGCGCTGATCGCTTGCAGCGCCGAACACAGCGGCAACGGGGGACAGAAGGCGAAGCGGGTTACCGCACATGGTTTAGGCCTCGAGCTTAAGCGAGCGGATCGTAGTCGCGGGGCTTCCTCGAAGACATACCGGGCATGTTGCGCATCTTCGGGGTGTTGATGCAGGCGAGGGCCAGAGCGGATAGGTGGTCGGGGCTGCGCTTGATCCTGTCGACGATGTCCTCTCTGCTCTCGACGTAGACCTGCGAGCCGCGGAGCTTCCACTTCGGGGCGCAGAGGTCGGCCAGGAGCTTCTTCGACGGGGGCAGGGCGATGTTGTTGTTGGCCTCTGGGTCGAGCAGCTCGCGCAGCCGCCAGATGTGCTCCGACCGCTGGTTGAAGAAGCCCAGACGCCCCGACTTGTCGCGGGCACCCGACTTCTCCGACACGTTGACACCGAGCACCTGCTGCCTGGCCTCCTTGAGGAAATCGTAGGGGCTCGAGCCCACGCCGATGATGTCGATGTGGATGGGGCTGTGGTCGCGGTTGGCGGCGATGGCCAGGCCCGCCACCATCGGGCCGTTGGGCGTCTCTGCTCCCGGGTACTCGAGGGGCTCGTCGAACCACCAGCCCTCGTGCCTGCGGTAGATCACGGTCTTGTCCTTGCCGCCTCGCGCCACGTCGACGCCGAGCGACAGCATCTCGGGCTTGGGCGAGAGGGGCTTCCAGCGGGCCTGGGCCAGCTCCACCCAGCGGGTCGGGATGACCTGCCAGATGTCGTCCTCCATGCCCGCCTTGAAGTCGCCATTCAGCATCTGGCTGCGAAGGGGTTCTGGCAGCGCCTGTAGCGTGCTCATGTAGCCGGTCCCGGTGAGGAAGGGGTTGTCTCGCACTCGCGAGGGGATGAAGGTCCGAGACATGGG